CGCCACCAAAGAAACTACCACCCAATCCACCTTGTGCAAGTTTACCACCAGCATAGCCAGTCAATCCGCCAATAATCATTCCCTTTATTCCTGCGCCAGATGCTAATCCACCTACTGCGCCACCAACTGCTGCTCCTATAGGACCAGCAACGGAAAACCCAATAACTGGCAAAGCTACTGATGCTACTTTTTTAAAAAAGCCACCAATTGAACTGAGGAATCCCATATATAGTGGAGCAAATGCAAACTTGTGAAGATCTACCCAATATGTAATAATCATAATTTATTTCTCTGTTGTTTTGTTGTAATTTCCATTTTATACTGTATACCAATTAGTTGCGTCTGCCGCTATGTATCTTCTTGTTGCCCCTTCTCCAAGTGCGCTAGAGTCTACCGCATTTGCTGAACCACCATTTATGGCATCACCAGTGTTAGGCCATATTTGTATGTCTTGACCAGCGTCAGCATTTATAATTAAAATTTCTAATCCAGCTGATGCCGTTGGTAACTTAACTCCATCATTATCAGAACCAACAGTTGTTACTCTATTTATGTCTTTAGTTAAAGCTGTTGCTCCACCCTGAGTTTGAGTAGCACCAGCAGTTATGGAATCAGTTACTGACTTAGTAAAATTTCCACCTGCTGTAACACCAGTATGTTGTGCTGCTGTTAAATGATATCTCTCTCCACTACTTCCACCTTGATGTGTCTGTAAATCATTATGAGTACGAGACGCTATTGATGTAATATTAGAACCAGTAAAATTTAATCCATTAAAATAACCTAGTTGACCCTGCTGCGCCCCACCCAATTGGTTACTTAATCTTTCAAAGTATCTCTTCCACAAAGGAGAAGTAATTGGTGTATGTAGGGGTGGAGGACCTAAAGCCATTAGGAACTTCCCTCAGCATATCTACCTTGCTCTACTCCCATCTCTAAACCTTCTAATCTAAGTGGTGTATTAGCTGTGTGTGCTAATCTAAATGCTCGTCTGTGAAATCTTCCCAAAGCAACTAGTCTTGGAAAAGTATTATTCATATCTACAGTTCTAGATGTTTCATAATTATTATAATCATCATCTGACCAATCTATAGTTATTGGAGAAGAGGAAGACTGTACATCTCCTATAACACCTAATCGGTATAAAAATTTAGGTTTACTAGATTGAAAATCTATTCTACTAGTCAGCATTTCTACTTTAATATCATTTGTTGAATCTTGATGAATGTCAATATCCATATTATATATTTTTCCGTTATCTTCATCTAATAAAAATTTCTTATCAGCGTCTTCACAAAAATCCATACCTGTAAAATAAGTTTCGGTGCTTCCATCAAAAGATGTCCATTCATGCCAGGTACCATCTCTTATATCACATACTAGAGTTTTAGCTGTATTTTTAAGAGTTAATATATAAAATTGGTGTCCAGCTATTCTCATACCATATGCGTAAGCATCCGCTATACCATTTCCACCACCACTAGCTTCTTCATCAATCAAACGTTCTACGGGCTTGGTACTAATAGTTTTTAAATCATTTCCCTCAAGCATCATAATAGACTTACCACCACTACGTCCTTGGGCCATCCATATTACTGTATTCTCTCCTGAATAAATAGTATCTCCGTTAGCGCAGCCGTAGCGAATTGCTACACCCTCTACTGGGCTTAGAGTTGATCCCGATGCATTACCAGCATTAAAAAAGAATTCTGTAGACCACTCGTTAAATGCTACAACAAAGTTTAAATGTTTAGCTATCCCAACACCTAAATCAGGTTCTAATGAAGAAGTAAGAACACTGTTTGCATCCCAACTAGTTGGGTCATTTACATCAGCGTGAAAGATTTGATTAGTAGAACCTTTCATAACACAAATAAATCCATCTATGTTTACTATACCTGATACTAACCCAGTAGGTATATCAGCATCAGTCATTTTTGTCATTGTACCATCTGCTGCAACTGTCCATATTTTATCAGCTACTCTAAATACAAGTCTTGGTGTTCCACCTCTAACTTCGGTTACATCAACTCTTCCAGTAGTATCGTCTAAGGTACCACTTAATGCCGAACCATCTTTGTATATTTTATTTCCAACAACAGCGTAAATACCACCATTTTGAGTCCAACCATATAATGCTCTACCAGCAGCAGTAGCTGTGGTAAGAGAATCTGAAAATCCTGGTCGTTTTATTACTGAAGTAAATGGAGTATCTGCAGGACCAGCTATTACTTCAGGATAACAATTCTTAAACCACTGATCCTCTGTTGTACTAAATTGCCTTTGTTGTGGCAAAGCAAATAAAGGTACTCGTACTGAATCCATAAAATTTACCTACGATATGTTCCTTGTCTGTCAGCGGGAAGTAAAAATAATGATTCTTTCTCCGTTGACCAATCATCACATTGTTGCTTTAATGAAGAAGACACTGCAAGTAGTTCCTGATATTTATTAGCAGTTACTCCATATTTAGGAGCTATAATAACTGCTAATCCCCAACATAGTGGTAAATACCATTCTTGTGGGAAGTCAGGTTCACTTTCATTAGTCACACCATCAAAATCTTCATACGCTCTGGTTACATATAAATGTATTCTATCGTTTGTGTGTGAATCATCAGGAACAGGCCAAACATTCATGTTGGATGTAGTTACCTGAGGATCAAAATATAATTGATTTATTCTACCACTTTCGGTTTTCTTACTTAAATCAACATACTCTTGTCTTGATATTACATTAATAGGTATGTCAGTATCGTCAGTAGTACGAATCCAAGCATTGTTAACATTTAAAATCTTCTGTGTAAACGCAGTCGTATAAGTAAATACTCTGTCGTTATCAGATGCATCGTCATCTATTGCATCAGCAATAGTCAATGTTGTACTAGAACCTACAACTGTGAT